ATTGTTATATTGAATTTGTTCAAAAACTTAAAAATTTCTCAAATTAGTTAACGAATAAATTAAAAGATACAATCTTTTGATTACATTAACAATTTGGAAGGAGAAATTCTTATGGCAATGGGACAGATGATAAGTCCGGGAGTCTATACTAATATTATAGATTTGTCCGAATACCTACAGGATATTCCTGGCACGATCGGTTTCGTACCCATTCTTTCCAAGAGAGGTCCAGATAATAAATTGCAATTCGTTACTTCCAAAGAGCAATTTATTAATTTATATGGTGAACCAAACATCATGGATTTTGGAAAGTATTATGGTCAAGGACCGTATGTGGCATGGCAGCATTTGAGTGTTTCATCTCATCTTTATGTGCTTCGCGCAATGCCAGATGATGCAACATATTCGCATTTAATTATAGGGCTTCAATCTACTAATGATGAAGTTGGATATAACTATTCAAGCTCGACTGGAAATGTTTCTTTTGCATCCAAAATTGAAACTTATCCGATTTATTTAAATGGACAAAATAAGCCTACACTGACATGGATCAAAGAGGATGGGAATCCTGATGGCGGATATTATGTTCAGGCAGAAGTTGAATATCCGTCTGTTAATCATGTTAGAGAATTAGAAACATTTATTAAAAATCCGATCACATCTGATTATATGTATACTGATGATAAAGCAGCAGATGTGTATGATAAATTAAAAACTGAAGACGGAGCAGTTAAACTATATAGAACTGATGGTAAATATACAGAAGGCACTGGCGGGATCGGAATTGAAAATGGGTTCTTAATGTATTTTAGAACTATTGGCCGCGGTTCTGGTTATAATAATTATTCTATTAAATTAAGCCGTCATGCAAATCCTGAGAAATTTGGTATTTATATTTTAGATATCTATGAAACTCAAGATGATGGTGATAGTTTAATCAAAGAATCATTTATTATTTCATTTGATGAAAATGCTACTGATGATACTGGCGAGTCTATTTTTATTGAGGATGTTGTTAATAAATTCTCAAGAGATATCCGTTGCTCGGTTAATAGAGCTGCATTAAAATCTTTAGAACGCTATAAACAATCATTCTATAAAAATGATCCAACTCTGCCATCCAGTGTTGCTGATCAATATATGGTTGTTGATGAAAACGGCGTGCAAGAAGACTATGGCTACAAAGCATTAAAAATCTTTTTTGCAGAAGAAGATTATAAATATACTACTGCTCTTTTGAAAAACGCATTGGCTGATCTAACTACCGCCAGAAATATGCCTATGGAAAATTCGAGTGATATTGTAGCTCGAAATCAAGCCATTGCTTCTGCCATTTCAGCAGTTAGTGCTGCAAGATCTGATGTAACTGAATCTAAAAGAGATTTGGAAGCTGCATATAGCTTAGATATCTTAGACATGGGAGATCCGAACCCAGAAACGGCTACTTCTGAACCATGGAATTTAGCTGAAGGCAGTGATGGTTCTTTGACTGAAACTAATGTAGAAACAGGAAAAACTACATTAAATAAAGAAACCGCCACTCAAATTCTATGTGACGCATACAGAGGTTTACTAGTGAAGCCGGATAATCTTCCTAAATATGAAAATGAAGAAGATGGAACTGGCGTATGGAAAAAAGCATTTGTAGATGAAGTATTTGATCTAGACTGGATCTATTTCTCATTGGTCTATGATGCTGGTTATCATCCTGATGTAAAAGATGCTGCTCTGGAATTATGTGATAAATACAGAAGAGATTGCATGTTGATTTCCGACTGTGGCGACAATATTGATTTTGAGGATGTTGAAAATTACGTAGGTGGGAATCCGATTAGTCCAGAGGGAAGAATGTGGAATAGCCGATATGCCGCCAGATTTGATCCATATAGTAAAGTCTATGATACATTCACGGGCAGAGATCTTTGGGTCACTCCTGTATATCATATGGCTCAACTAATTCCATTGAATGATAGACTATATGAAATTTGGTATGCATCTGCTGGGTTCAATAGAGGAACATTAAGCTCTATTAAAGAACTTAGATGGAGTCCTAAACTGGGGGAGAGAGATAAACTCTATCTCTTACAAGTTAACCCGATTGTTCATTTCCCTCAAGGTTATACTGTTTGGGGCAACTTAACAACTCAGAAGAGACCTACTGCATTGCAGGATATCAATTGTATGAGATTGGTTCTTTATATTAAGAGAGCCCTTGAACAATTCTGTCAATATTATATCTTCGAATTCAATGATGCTCAAACACACAATCAAATTAAAGCAGGAATTATTCCTTTCTTGGATAGAATTAGAGCCAGTCGAGGGTTGGTTGATTTCAGTGTCGATGTTGGGGCAGATGAATATGAATTTAAAAATAAAATCTGTCATGTCAATGTAACATTGCAGCCAATGAAGGTCATTGAGAAGATTGAACTAAATCTTTATGTTAAGTAATAAACGGGGGATAGAAATATCCCCCTTAACACATTTTAAAAAGAAAGAGGATAATTATGGCTAAATCAGCATTCGTTGGCGTATTAAATAATTATGGCCAAGATAGACATTTTGGCGGTACTTCTCCATTTATTGTTGCTGACCCGTATATTAGTGGTTATCACTTTATTAGATGGCTGAAGTTGCCTGACCAATTACCACTCTTTATTAGAGATGGTGATGGAGAAAATATGAACGGGGTTCAGACATTAGATCAAATAGCTAGATTTCTTGAATCTACATGTCAATCAGTAACACCACCTGGCGGAACTTTAAACAAGACTGAATTCACCGGTCTTGGAGGTATTAAATGGTCAGTTCCTACTAATATTGATTATACTAACTCAGTAACGATTAAATTTGTTGAATTTACACATACGCCAATTTTAAATATTTTCCATGCCTGGGTTAGAATGATTCGAGATTACAAGACTGGTGTTTCACACTTAAATAAGCATGATAGTGATTATACCAAATCTGCATACACTGGTTCATTGGTTTATTGGACAACTAAACCAGACGGTGTAACAGTTGAATATTCAGCTGCTTATACTGGTATGTTCCCAACAAAAGATCCACAAGATTTATTTGTTTCCGATCTTTCTTCTGTTGACAAATTAGAAATTGATATGGAATTTAATGTTGACTGGGTATGGCATGAACATTGGGTACATCAAATAGCTCAGCAGATTTCTAATGAAAATGCTCGATATAATAATCCTGGATTCTGGGGTCAAAGAGGCGGAGCTGGTCACATGGTTGATAGATCTGCTTACGGGCTTATTTAAAAAATAATCAACATCCCTCTTAATAATTTAGATTGTTAAGAGGGAATTTTGAATAAATATTAAATTGGATTTAAATTTTTCTTAAATTATTAAAGGAGTTTTTATGATTACGAATGCTGTAGGCATTGAAGTTTTTACTGGATTTAACATTAAATATCCAGAATATTCAGTTATTACCCCTCACACATTAAAAGAATTCACAATTCGGTCGTTGACTGTCGCAGAAGAAGAAAAAATGAAATCTAGTCTGCTAACGCCTAATAAATTAGCAGAGCATCTTAATGAAGTAATATGGCAATGTTTAGTTAAAAAACCCGATGATGTTAAAACATATGATGATTTCTTAAAGCTTCTTACTATCAAGGATAGAGATGCTTTAATGTATGGTTTATATCATGTAACATATAAAGATATTCATGATTATGATGTCGTATGCCCAAAATGTGATCATACTAATAGCGTAAAAATTGATTTCTTGAAGTCCTTTCAAGCTACGATGTGGCCAGATATAAATAACAGTATTTTAGAAAAGAAAGTACCTGTTATATTTGAAATTGCTAATAATATCACTGCATATATTAAACAGCCACTTTTAGTTGATGAGTATAATTTATTGAAAAATAGTGCATTTGTGGCAGATGAGATTCGTGATTTAAATATGCAATTATTGATCATTGATCGGTTTGAAGTTGATAGAGAAGAATCAAAAACTCCATATCAATTATTAGATAGAGATAATATCGCCAAGGGTTTTAAAGAACTCCCATCTACTGATAAAAAAGCTATAGATACTGCATATGAAGAGCATTTTGGTAAATATGGAGTAGAAATTAAATCAATCATTAAATGTCAGCGTTGCGGAAATGAGGAACTGATCACTATTGATCTAGTGCGCCAGTTTTTTCGCGCAATGTATGAGTGAGGATTTTCAAAGATCTTTTGAAAAAAGTTTTAAAGAAAATATTTTCTTGACTATGGAATTGAGCAAAATGTCATATGATGATGTAATGGCAATGCCAGTTAAAAGAATGGAAGAATATCTAAATTGGAAAATTAAATTTGATCAGGAGAGAGAAAAGGCAAAGGCTGATAGTCTTGAAAAAATTAAGTTATAGGAGAGAAGCTAATGCCCAAAGAATATCAATTTTTCCAGAATTATATTGATGGTCAAGGAAAACAAATATACGATTATATTCCTGTTCTCGATTCCACTGGTGATTTTAAACGCATCAGTGGAATCGATGTAGCTATTCTATCAATACGAACACTTCTACTAACTCCTCTCGGGCACTATCCTTTTGATCCAACATTTGGATCTCTATTATATAAAAAACTATTTGAAATGGCCGATGATATTAGTCTGGAAGAAATTGAATATGAAGTCAAAGATAGAGTCGCTATGTTTGAGGATAGAGTCAAAATAACAAACGTTGATTGTAAATATTCAGCAGATAAAAAAACAGCTATAGTCAATGTTATTATTGATCGAGATGGGGTTGAAGGAAAAATATCATTGACATTCAATTCAAATGATAGAATGTTTGGACTAGAGGATGATATTACCGCGGGGTTGGTATAACATGTCTAAGATAATGTATAGCCAAAAATGGGTTCAGCTTAATCAATATCCGTTAGATTATTACGAACTATTATATCAATATTATTCTTCTGCTGGGATTCGGTTACCTGTAACATACTATAGTTTAGATTTACCCAATAGTGTTAAAGATGATGAAGTTTTAATGGGCGGAACATATGAACTCATGGGAGATCTATCTGGTTATTTATGGCGAAAGATTTTGATGTTACCGATATATAACATGGAACAAATAAATTATACTATGTTAGGAGATGAAACAGGAGTTGGATTTAGAGATACTAGAACAACTTTATTTATTCCGACCAGTTATGAATTTAGACCAATGGTACATGATTTCCTGATATATGATCAACTTTCATGGCGAGATGATTCTTTTCAACTTTGGCAGCCATTATATGAAGTTACCAATTTAGAAAAAGCATCAACTACTAATATTACTTTTTGGAGATTGACTTTACAAGGCTCGTCAAGAACTAAAGAAGAGATAGAATCTCAACTTAGCGGAAATTATACTTTTGTTGATTATGAAAAAAGAATATATAAAACATCCGATGCCATACATTTAACCAAACAGCGATCTAAAAATTCCATTCTTCCAGTAAATAATTTTTATAATGATCAAATTGGGTTATATGCAGAAACTGAATAAATTTAAAAAGGGTTTGAAACATGGAGATAGATAATCTAAATAGATTAGTAGGATCTGGTATTAGTATATATAGCTCAAGAGAGCGAATTCGAAGGCAATTAATTGATTTTGCCCAGAGCTATCTAGAACTCGAGACTGTTGATTTTTATAAGACTAGTGTTTTATCTTATCTAATTGATACTATTTCTATTTTGACTGCGAATCATTTATTCTATGATTCTATGATATATCGAGAATTTTTCTTCGTAGACGCCCAATTGAAAGATTCGGTATACAATTTAGCTAAATGGATTGGTTATGAAATCCCTAAAGCTGTTGCTTCTACTGTTGATATAATGTTTACTATTCCGTTGACATTTTCATCTCCTGATGTATTTTTCACAGTTCCAAATAATTTCATGGTCTATGCCGGAGATATTCCATTCAGAGTAGATTCTAGAAGCATTAATGTTCCTTCTGCCAGATTTAATTATAACAAAACAAAATTTTTGAAAGATGTTACAGCCAGAGGAATTATCATTAATAATTCAGCCCTATCTATTAGAGATAGTGATGGATTTTATCGACCCATATTTGTAAATGAAAGTGAAAATGGATTATTATTCGCCTCATTTACATTACCATTTACTCAGCATGAAAGAATAATAGAACAATTCCATATCCCAGAAACAATCCAGCCCTATCAATTTTTCTCTAAGAAAATCAAATTTAATGGAATGGTCTCAAGTGTCAGAGTGTGGGTTATTGAACCTGGAGTAGGCGAAAAAATAACATTAGATGCTACTGACCCTGATGAATTTAATGAATTTAATCAAGTAAAATCTTATATTGCAGGTCGAGATGGAAATGTTTATTCATGGAGAGAATGGGAAGAATCTTCTAATGGAATATATACACTATCGCCCAACAGTCATCAATTTATTTTTATTGGCGGGACTAATCAATGTGAAATCTTTTTTGGAAATGGAATAGTAGGGAAACAACCAATTAGAAATTCAGCTGTCACAGTCGAATTATTTGTTACTAGAGGCGATGGTGGACATATTATTCCAAATAGTATCACTAAAAGCGACGAATTAAAATATTCTATTTTGGCCAGACAGGATGAAGATGGAATGACTCCGTCTACAGTCACTTCTAGACAGCATTCTCTTAATTTTCAAATTACTAATCCTATTCATTCTCAGGGTGGAGTTAATACTCCTACATTGCCAGAAATCAAAAGAAATGCTATAGTCAATCTAAGATCTAAAGGTAAATTAGTATCCGATAGTGATTATGATGACATTAATATTATTATGGGGCCATCATTCCCTACAGTACAAGCATATCCTATTTTGAAAAGAAGCGATATTAAAATTAATGAAATTATGGCGTTTATTCTTCTGCAATATCACGATGAAGAATATTTACCACAAATTGTACCAACTAGAAATTCTAAAATATATTTAGATGATCCGTCATTTAATGATAAAAATGAATTTACAATAATGAGAACTAGTAAAATTCTTATTGACAATGAAAGATATGAAACTTTATTTAATATTACGCTAAACAAAAATAATAGGCAAGCTAAGTATGATTATGTTCTACAGAACGTAAAAGGATCACCTTCAATTCTATATAACGAAGATGTCCCATCTTTTTATCAGCAATATGCCTATATACCCATTAAAGGGATTGATTTTAATGTTCAGATAGATAATAGCTCACATAATACATTATCAGTATATGATAGCACTAATAATTATCCATTAAAAATTAGAGTTAATGTTAATCATATCCCTCAAGATTTAGATTCTGATTATTATATTGAAGATTTTAGATGCAGATTAGTAACTAAATGGGGTTCAAATAAAATTTATAGCCAAGCGGCATGTTATCCAGAAAATCCAAATTTTTCAGAAGGTGAAGGATATCAATGGTTTGAATTTGAAATTCCTAATTATTTAGAAGTTCCACCTGAAATACAAAGATATGAATTTTATATTGATATTAATGCCTTAAGAAGAGATATTGATGGAAACTTTATTGATGAAAATGGAAATATAATTACCAATTCAGATGTCATTACAAATAACCCTGAGCAATTTACAGCATGGCAGCCATTAATTAGATATTATTGTGATATAATGGTTAGAAAAGATTTAAGCGAAGTTATGTCAAGCTCTATAACAAAACAATTAATATCTGAAAATTCAAATGCTTATAGATATTGTGTTCATAATGTTCCAGTTGTTTTAAGTAGATATTTAGATGATGGTGATGGAGGCGGAATTTATAATAGATCCGATAATTCAACGTTTCCAAACTTTGAATCTAGTGTCATGCAACCGCTTATTTCCAATCTAAAATTAACAGATAAACGAATGTTGACTGACTTTATAAATATAAAGTTCCCAGATACATATGGACCTTTAACAAATTTAAAATTCAACCCAGTAGATCATATAGTCAATAGCAGATTCAGAACTCCATTTAATTGGGAGAATCCTACTAATATAAAATGGAACCCAAATATTCATCCAGAAAATGAATCAACTGAACATAATTTAGAATACTCAACTGGAACTAAATTTATTGTCAATGGACCAGTATCTAATTATGAATCCGCAGGAAAATCATTAAGTAGCTATGTAAATTATATAGCGGAATATTATGAAAATTCCGGCTGGTATTTAATGAAGCCAAATAAAGGACTTTATGTTAAAGTTAAAGATGAGTTAGATTTTGATAATGAAGAGCAAATAATAGTATATGATGGTGATAAATGGATATCAATAACTGATAGTTTTAAAATTCCACTCCTAATAGATTTAAAAATTGAAATAGATAAAAATTCTACAACAAGTAGTAATGAATTAAAATCTATTATTAAAGAACAAATTATTGAACATTTTTCACCATATATGGGAATACAGAAAGAATTAGATAGATCTGAAATTGTTAGTGTAGTTAGAAAAATTCCAGGCGTCGTATATTGTGAAGTTAAAAAACCAGAAGTAGATATTCGCTTTAAATATGATTTGAAAGATTTAAATCAAAAACAATTAATTGATTATACCCCCCAGTATACAGGCGTGGTATCAAATTATAGAAATTATTCCGCAGATTCACAAGATGATGGAATTCAAATAGAGATTATCAAATGACAAATTTAATTTCATTGCCCAGTAATCAATCAGAGATAGTATCAGCTATAGATTACACCAAGATTCATAGATATATTATCAATACAATCAGTGAAGAATTTGCAAATATGGTAGAAAATTGCTATTATCCAAAAGTATCTAAAAATTCAAAACTTTATCGTGATTTGTTATATATGACCAATAGCAAAGAAATTAATTTAATTAGATATGCTAAAGAAAAATTTACTATGAAAACAGTAGGTACTAAATCTACTTCTAGATTTCTATTTGATCCATATACTAATTTATTAATTTTAATAATTCAAGAATTTTTAAGAAATAAAGATATTTCTGCAGCAGAAGCAACATTTCATTTATTTGCATTGAGATATTATACCAACATACTTTATAAAGGAACAACTCCTAGAGGATCTCACACGAAAATATGCAATCCTAATTATTTAGATAAACTCTCAAAAAATCATATGTTTGTTAAACAAAAGACTATTCCCAATAGTCTTATGTATTATTCTCGTACTATTTTAAAAAAGTACATGAAAGCATTAATTGAAGATGATTCTAATGAAATAGCCGCTATGATTATAGAAATTAGAAGTAGAATTGCACAATCTATGAGAAGCTTCTTTAAATACTATTATCAAGCAAAAGAAGAAAAAGATAGATTGGCGAAAATCAAACAAGAGATGGATTATGATAGATCACATGAACAGAAATTAAAGATTTTTATTGGGCGAATTACTAAAGACATGTGCGTTTTTGGTAGAATCGATCATGTTGCAGTTAGAGAAGCATCTGCATTAATTAAATTTAATAAAAAACTCTCCGAAGAATATGCTAAAAATTTATCATCTCCAGATTTTGTAGATGATGTTAATGTTGCCCTATTTCTATTAGTTAAAGATATTAAAGATCTATCTATTGTTAAAAATACTAATTTCTTAGATCATGTTCAAAGACTCATGTCAATTAAAGTGACTAAGCAAACAGTTTATTTCAAAAAGACTGTTCAGGATATTCATGATCAAGTTATTGATAATCTAAAATTGAAAGAATGGTATGATAAATTATCAATACAATCTAAATCAATATCCAGAAACTTTATCGCCTATTATTTCGCTTTTTATTTAAAACGATATATCTAATTATTTTGTTATTATGGCGGTTCCAGGCGTCTTGGGTTTATATTGAATTTGGGAACTTAGAACTGGAGCTGCAATATACTGTTCAAAGGTAAATTGCGGTGCTGGGGCTGGAGGGGTGGTAGGAGCGGAATTAATGGTACTCGGTTCTTCTTGATCCCCATCTGTACCGTTTTCATCGCCTATAGGCGGTTTCTTAATAAT